GTGCCCACCTACGCGACCCGCGACGACCTGCTCGCGTTCCTGCGCGAGGATGACGCCGCCGCCGTGCTGCCCGCGAAGGCGGGGCGCCTGCTGCGCAAGGCGTCCGCCCTCGTCACCCGGTCCATGCACGGCGCGCTCTACGACACCGACGCCGAGGGCATGCCGTTGCACGGGCCGATCCTCGCGGCGTTCCGCGAGGCGACCTGCACGCAGGCCGCCGCCCTCGCCGCCGCTGGCATCGACCCCGACACCGAGGGCCTGCGCTCCGAGACGGCGCCCGTGCTGTCCGCCAAGAGCCTCGGCCCCAAGAGCGAGCAGTACGCCGTGTACGAGGGGATCGTCGTCGGCGAGGCCGAGCGGCGCCTCGGCCTGCTGTCCGGGCTCACCGACGAGGCGCGCGCCCCGCTCGACGCCCTCGGCCTCTACCGCGGCGTGGTGGTCGTGTGAGCGCCGGCGACGGGTTCGAGACGGCCGACGTCCACGTCGAGCCCTACCTCGGCAGCGGCTCCGCCGGCCCCGTCTACGGCCCGCCCGACGCGTTCCCCTGCCTACTGTCCCGGCAGACCCGCATGGTGCGCGACGCGCAGCACCGCGAGGTCGTGTCGTCGGCGACGCTGTACGCCACCGACCCGGCGCTGCGGCTCCCGCGCTCCGGCGACCGCGCGGTGCTGCCCGACGGCGCCCGCCTCGCCGTCATCGCGACCGTCACCCACGAGGACGACACCGACCGTGTCGTCGAGGTGCAGCTCGCATGACCGGGTACGACGACTACCTCCAGAGCGTGCGCCGCGGCGCGAAGGCCGGGCTCGTCAAGGCGGGGCACCGCGTCGTAGCCGTGGCGACCCCGCTCACGCCGCTTGAGTACGGCGACCTCCGCTCGTCCCTCGCCGTGTCCACCTCGGGCACCGACACCAGCGGGTACGGCGTCGACCTCGGGTACGGCGAGGCGTCCACCACCGGCGACCTCGAGGTGTCCGTCGGCTCCGACCTCCCGTACGCCGTCGTGCAGCACGAGGACCTCACCCTCCGCCACGACGACGGCGGACCCAAGTTCCTCGAGCGAGCCGTGCAGCAGTCGGCCGGCGAGGTCGCCGCGATCGTCGCGGCCGAGGTGCGAAGGGCGGCCGGCGCATGACGACCCTGACCGAGGAACAGGTCGCCCTCCGTGTGTGCCGACTGCTCGGCACCCTGCCCGGGTTCCTGTGGGTCGAGCCCGACTCGGGCGGCGTGTACCCCCGCGACACTCCCGACGTCGCCGTGTTCGCCGGCCCCATCGGCGCCACCCCCGACCGTGCGGTCGGCGTGTGGGTGTACGCCCGCGACGTCGACCTCGGGAACGGCCTCACCACCGCCCGCGTGCAGCTGCGCACGCGCGGCCGACCGTCCGACGTGTTCGACGCCGGGCGCATCGCAGACACCGTGCACGACCTGCTGCACGGACTGACCCGCACCGGCGGGATCAACAGCGCCGTACGCCCCGACGGGGCGACCGCACTGCTCGGCCTCGACGGCGAGCAGCGCCTCGAGCGCACCGACACCTACCACCTCACCGTCACGGAGGCATGACCCATGGCCGAGTACACCCCTGACCTGCCGGACGGGTACGACCTGTCCAAGAGCTACGAGTACGGCGTCGAGGTCGCCGCCCCGCCCGCGGCCGCCGCACAGCCCGTGTGGCTGCCCGTGCGGCGGGCGAAGGACATCAACCCCACCATGACGCCGATTACGCAGGGCGCGCAGACGTACGACGACCTCGGGTCGCCGAACGACGACGTGTCGGCGTGGTCGTTCGTCGTCGCGTTCAACGCCCTCGTGAACCGCTCGCGCACCACCGGCGAGCTCGTGCCCGAGCTCAAGCTGCTGCGCGACCGGGTCGGCAAGACCGGCGCCGACGCGACCGTGCTCGTGCGGTGGTTCCACAAGCCGGCCGGCGGCGACGCCCCCGACCCCGACGAGGCGTACCAGGGCCTCGCCACGGTCGGGTGGGTCCGCAACCAGACCGGCGCCGAGGGCACCAACGAGGAGGCCGGCATCACCCTCACCGGCAAGGGCCCGGCCCGCCGCATCCCGAACCCGTTCGAGGGCTGGGCGCCCGGCACCGCTGGCGCGCCCGACGACGGCGGCACCGCCGGCGCCGCCGCCACCACCTCGACCGCCCCCGTCGACGACACCCCGGAGGACTGACCGCATGCAGCTCGACGGATTCGGCGAGTACCTCGACAACGTCGAAGCGACAGCCGGCCTCGAGCTGCCCATCGGCGGGCGCACCTACACGGGGGCCTCGCGGGCCCTGGGGGGGCCCCCTCCAACGGGGGCCCCCCGCCGGCGGCGCGGCGCGGCGGTCGTATCGCGATGCTGTGGGCGTCCAACGCCGTCGCGGACCCCGCCGCGCGCGCCCGCGTGCAGAAGCGGGCCCTTGGGGGCGACACGTTCGCCGAGCTCATGCTCGGCAAGGCCGTCGTGCGGCAGATGACCGACGACGACGTGCACCCCCTCGTCATCGCGGAGGCCGCCGGCGTCGCCTACGTCGCGTGGATGCTCGGCGAGAAGGCGGCGAACGACCTCGTCGCGCGCAAGCTCGCCGAGCGGGAGGCCGCCACCTCGGGGGAAGCGCCGGCGCCGACGCTGTAGAGGCGTCGGCGCCCGAGCTCGACCTGTCCGACCCGGCCACGTGGGACCGGTACGGCGTCGGCAACTACGACCCCGACACAGGCATGTGGGACGACTACCGGTTCCCGCCGGGCGCCCGCATGGCAAAGCGCCCCACGCCGGCGGAGAAGCCCGCGCGGCTCGTCGGATGGCACGACCTGCTCATCCGCTGGGACGACGTCATGCGCGACGTGGCCGACCTGTACGGCATCGACCTGACCGACCCCGAGGTGCTCGACCGGCCGTGGCCCCTCATCCGCCCGTTCATCTGGGGTCTGCCCCGTGAGAACCCCGCCGAGTCGCGCGTCGCCGCGTCTCTCGCTAAGGAGGTGCGCCCGTGATCGTCGAACGCCTCGAATCCCTGTTCACCGCGAACATCGCCGACCTTGAGAAGGGCGTCAAGGCCGCGAACGTGCTCGTGCGGCGGTTCGACGGCACGACGGCGAACGTTGACGTGACCGCGGACGTGTCGCAGGCCGAGGCGTCCCTCGACGACGTGAACGCCGCCGTGCGGGAGCTCGTCGGCGCGGACGCGGAGGCGACTGTCACGGCGGACACCGCGCAGGCGTCCCGCGCGCTGGCCGGCACCGAGGCGGAGCTGCACGCCCTCGACGGGTCCGACGCCGAGGTGCACGTCACCGCGGACACTTCGGCCGCCGAGCAGGCGATCGACCAGCTGCCCGGCGAGGCGTCCGAGGCGGGCGGCGAGGCCGGCGACAACATGGCCGGCAAGATCGTCGCCGCCCTGGCCACCATCCCTGTCGCCGGGGCGATCATCGGCATTGGCGCTGCGATCGGTGACCAGCTCATGTCCGGCCTCGAGAATGAGGTGCGCTCCGATCGGTTCATGGCGCAGACCGGGCTCGACGAGCGCACGGCCGCGACCGTGGGCCGGGCCGCGGCCGAGGCGTATGCGAACAACTTCGGCGAGTCCATCGCGGCGAACATCGACACCGCCCGCACCGCGATCCAAGGTGGGCTGCTGGACCCGGCTGCCACCAAGGTTGACGCGCAGGCCGTCGTCGAGCAGCTGTCCGGCGTGGCCGACATTCTCGGCGAGGACATTCCGGCCGTGTCCCGGGCGGCGACGCAGGCGATCCGCACCGGGCTCGCCCGGGACGCAGCCGGAGCGTTCGACCTCATCGTCAAGGGGCAGCAGGTCGGGCTCAACGCATCCGAGGACTGGCTCGACACGCTCGACGAGTACGGCACGAGCTTCCGCACGCTCGGCCTCGAGGGGCCGCAGGCGCTCGGGCTGCTGCGCCAGGCGGTGCAGGGCGGTGCTCGTGACACCGACCAGGCAGCCGACGCGCTCAAGGAATTCTCCCTGCGGGCGCAAGACCTCGGCGATGCCGCGGCCGGGCAGGCGTTCGTCGACCTCGGCCTCAACGCCGACGAGATGCGGCGGAAGATCGCCGGCGGCGGGGATGACGCCGCCGCGGCGCTCGACCTCGTGCTCGACAAGCTGCGGGCGATCAAGGATCCGGCCGAGCAGAACGCCGCCGCGGTGGCGCTGTTCGGCACGCAGGCCGAGGACATGGGCGACGCCCTGTACTCGATGGACCTGTCCAACGCGGTCGAGCAGCTCGGCGCCGTCGAGGGCGCCGCCCGGTCGGCTATCGAGACGCTCGGCGACAACAGCGCCGGCGACCTTGAGTCCGCGAAGCGGAACCTCGAGGTGGCGGCCGACGGCATCGCCGGTGCCCTTGCTACGGCGTTTTCCCCGCAGATCGAAGGGTTCGCCGAGTTCGTGTCGTCAAACCGGGAGGCCGTGCTGTCGTTCATGCTCGATGCGGCGAACGGGGCGATCGACTTCGGGCGGGCCGCGGTCGAAGGGGCGGCCGCAGCGACGGAGGGCTTCGGGTCGTTCGTCGCCGACGTGGGCCCCGGTGTGCTCGACACCATCGAGTCGATCCTCGCTGGGCTCGACAGAATCCCCGGCGTCGACCTCGGGCTGCCCGGCATCCGCGAGGACTTCGACCGGGCCCGCGAGGCTATGGCCGACTTCGAGGACGGCACTTCGGACACGGCCGACACCATGCGGTCGACCCTCATCGAGGGCGCCCTCGACCCGGCGCAGCAGAAGCTCAACGACCTCGCGGTGCCGATGCTGGCCGAGGCGCGCCTCAACGACACCACGAAGCGACTCGCCGCCGGCATCGACGGCGTCGGGTACGCCGCGAACGGCGCGAAGCTCGAGCTCGACGGGCTCGACTACGCCAACCTCCGCAGCAGCGAGTCGGGCCGCCTGCTCGACGACCAAGTGCGCGGCGTCGTGGACGCGCTCTACCAGCAGGTGAGCGCGGCGGCCGGCGCTGGCGAGTCGCAGGACCAGTTGCGCGAACGGGTCGCCAGCGCCCGGCAGGCGTTCATCGACCAGGCGACCGCGATGGGCGTCCCGCAGCAGGAGGCCGAGAAGCTGGCCAACAAGTACGGGTTGATCCCGGACGACGTCACGACGAGAGTGCGGGCGCTGGACGGCGCGACGCGCACGATCGGCGAGATTCGCGACGAGCTCGGCACCATCCGAGACAAGACGGTGACAATCGCGGTGCGTGCCGCGGTCGGCGCGTCGGTCGCCCGGGCGCAGGCAGCGATCCGGGCGGCGTTCGATTTCGCCGACGGCGGGATCACCGTCCGTTCGTACGCGGGTGGCGGGATCGAGCCGCCGCACCTCGCGACGATCGTGCCGGCCGGGGCGTACCGCCTCATGGCCGAGGACGAGACGGGCGGCGAGGCGTACATCCCGCTCGCGCCGACGAAGCGGGCCCGCTCCGAGCTCATCCTCGAGCACGTCGCGGCCATGTTCGGGCATCAGCTCGTCAAGCGTGCCGACGGCGCCGTCGACGGCGGCGCGTCCAGCGTCGTCCCGGCGCTAGGGCTCCCGCCGATCACGTTCGGGCCGTTCTACGGCATGAGCGCGGCCGACGCACCGCGGTTCGCGTCCGAGGTCACGTTCGCGCTGCGCGGCCTGCAACGAGGGGGAGGGAAGTACCCGCATGCCTGACACCCTGCTCATGCTCGACGGCGTCGAGCTCGGGCGCGCCCGCGTGTTCGAGGCGGGCCCGTCCACGCTCGTGACGAACGACCACCTCGTGCCCGGCGGCGGGTGGGTTCTGCCGGGCCGTGACGACCCGCAGCCGCCGACCCTCGACCTCGAGCTGCTCACGGACGCCGACGACGCGATCGGCGCCCGTGAGCAGATCGACCGATGGGTCGGCGCGTGGCGGCGCACGTACAAGCCCGCCGAGTCGTCGACCCTGCGGTACCGGATCGACGGGCGGTGGCGGCGCGTGTACGGCCGCCCCGACCGCCACCAGGGCCCGGGCGCCGGCGGCGCCGACGGCGTGCTGCACGCCGGCCTCGGCCTGCTGCGGGCGCAGTTCCGCCTCACCGATGATCTGTACTACGACGACGCCGAGCAGAGCGTGAACCTCGAGGCCGTGCCGCCGTCGACCGGCGGCGTGGTCGCCCCCGTCGTCGCCCCGGTGCGCACCACCAAGCGCAGCGACAGCTCGTGGCGGTACATCGACGTCGGCGGCACCGCCCCGACACCGCTGCGGATCACGTTCTACGGGCCGTCGTCGAGCCCGGCCGTGCAGATCGGCAGCGTGCGCGTCGCGCTCACCGGCGCCGTTGCGTGGGACCGCCCCGTGACCGTCGACGGCCGCACGCGGCTCGTGACGTACAGCAACGGCAGCTCGGCCGCCGGGCTGCTCACCCGAACCACCCGCCTAGCTCAGCTCCGTGTGCCGCCCGGCCGGCACGAGGTGCGGTTCAGCGGTTCCAGCGAGGCAACTGTCACGGTCGCATGGCGCGACGCTTGGAGGACTCTCTGATGGGCCTGTCCCCTATCCCGTACATGGTCGGCGGTGACGTCGAGCACCCCGTCGAGGTCATGCGCGCCGTCGCTTACATGGCGACGCGCGGCGCGTCCGGCGTCGGCACGCCCGACAGCTTCAAGCCCGCGGCGACGACCGTGCCGAGCGACCGCATCGTGCTCTCGGCCGGCATCGCCGCGGCCGACAACGCGTACCCCGGCGGGCGCAACCAGTCGTACGTGATGTTCGCCGACTCCGAGCTCGAGGTGCCGATCGAGCCGACCGGCTCGGCAGGTGGGCGTACCGACCTCGTCGTGCTGCGCATCCTCGACCCGCAGTACGAGGGCGCGACGCCGGCCAACCCGCAGACGTTCCAGTACGCGCGCGCCTACGTCGTCAAGGGCGTGGCCGCGAACACCGCCGGCACGCGCGGGCTCGGCCTGTCGTTCCCTGCGGTGGCGATCGCCCGCGTCACCCTCCCGGCGAACACCGCAACGGTGACCCCCGACATGGTGACCGACGTGCGCCGCCTCGTCGCCCCGCGATCCGAGCGGCGCCTCAAGGCCACCGTTCCCGGCGGCACGTTCGAGCTCACCGCCTCGGGCAAGACGCGGCTCACGTCGTGGGTGCCGCAGTTCTACGTGCCCGAGTGGGCGACGGACGTGCAGGTCACGGCGACCCTCACGGGCGCGTTCGTCACCGGCGACACCTCCGGGTTCCTCGACGTGCGCATGGGAACGCAGCAGAGCAGCGACCTGCCGTACGACTTCGAGGCCGCCACCGCGACCGAGACGTCGCGGCACACGCTCGTCGTCACGGGCGGGTTCACCGTGCCGAGCGGGTGGCGCGAGACGTCGCAGGGCGTGACCCTGTACGGCCTGCGCAGCGCCAACAAGACCGGGAAGCTCGCGCTCAACCGGACGCAGGTGCTCTACGACGTCGAGTTCTACGAGGAGGTCCGGTGACCTCGTGGCGGTACATCGCGCAAGAGCTCCCCTCCGGCCGGTTCCTCGACTACGAGGTGCCGCTCGAGCGCGTCGCGCTCACCCGGGCGCTGTCGGCACCCGACCGCCTCGTCGCCAGCATCCCGGTCTACCTGCCGCACCTAGCGACGATCCTGCGCCCCTGGGGCGTCGCCCTGTGGGTTGAAGCCGACGGGAAGATCCGCGGCGGCGGCATCGTCACGCCGGCCGTCGAGCTCGAGGACCAAGCCGTGCGGCTCGACTGTGTCGGGATCACCGGGTACCCCACGGGCATGCCTTGGCTCGCTGAGCCGCGCGCGTACGGCAAGGATCGCCCCGCGGCTGACCCGCTCGCGATCGTGCGCGAGGTGTGGGCGCACTTGCAGAGCTACCCGGCTGGCGACATCGGCGTCGACGTCGACTCGACGGCCTCGAGCGCGCGGGTCGGCTCGGCCGAGGAGCCGTTCGAGCTCATGTGGTGGGCGACGCACGACCTCGGCCGCGTGATCGACGACCTGGCGGCCGAAACGCCGTTCGACTACCGGATCGATTCGGCGTGGTCGGGCGAGGCGCTGCGCCACCGCCTGCGCCTCGGGTACCCGACCCTCGGCGGCCGACGCACCGACCTGCGCATGGCGCTCGGCGAGAACGTGATAGGCGTCCCGCCGATGGGTGGCAACGACGCCGACTACGCGACCGAGGTGCTCGGCCTCGGCGCCGGCGAGGGCGCCACCATGAAGCGCGCCGTGCTGCCACGCTCGGGCGCGACAGGCCTGCGCCGGGTGCACGTGCACACCGACAAGACCGCCCGCAGCGAGTCGCAACTCGCATCCCGGATCCGCGCCCGCATGCCCGGCCTCGACGGCGCCCCGCAGGTGCACCGCGTCGCCGTCACCGACCACCCGCACGCCCGCATCGGATCCTTCGACGTCGGCGACGAGGTGTACCTCACCGGGTCGTCCGGCTGGGCGACCTTCGACCGGTGGGTGCGGATTGTCGAGCTCACGATCAACCCCGACGAGAGCGACCGCGTCGAGCTCGTCGTCGTGGAGGTGTAGACCATGCCCCGGGATCCCCACGTCGAGCGGCTCGCCGCCGAGCTCGCCGACGTCCGACGCATCGCGACGGACGCCGCGAACCAGCCCTCGGCGCAGTACGGGTCCGTCGAGGTCGACGGCGTCACCGTGCCGATCGGTGACGCCGTCGGCATGAGCAAGAGCGCCGAGCAGATCGCTGCCAAGGTGCAGGGCGACCTCGAGGCCGCGCGCGAGCAGATCGCCGAGGACCTCGGCGAGCTCGACCGGCGCGTCGGCGAGGCGATGCAGGTCGGCACGGACGCCGCGGCGACGGCCGGCACCGCGGCGTCGACCGCGGCGACCGCGCAGGAAAAGGCGGACGACGCCGGTGCCAAGGCCGTCGAGGCGTCGACCAAGGCGCTCGAGGCGGCCGGCCTCGCCGCCGGCAAGGGCAAGGTGCTCTACTCGGCGACCGAGCCGACCGGCGACGACCGCAACCCGGCGAACCTGTGGATCCGCACCAGCGACAACAAGCCGCACACGTTCAACGCGACGACGTCGGCATGGGTGCCCGTCACCGACAAGGCCGCGACGGACGCCGCCACCGCGGCGGCAGCGGCAGCGACGGCCGCGGGCAAGGCGCAGCAGCGCGCCGACGAGGCGCACGCGCTCGCCGGCGAGGCCGCCGCCAACGCGCAGACCGCGCTCGCCTCGGCCAACGGGAAGAACAAGGTCATGCGCTCGACCGCGTCACCCTCGGGCACCGGGGCGACGATCGGCGACCTGTGGTGGAGGTTCGCCGACGACACGTACCGCACCGTGATCGGGCAGTGGTTGTGGTCGGGCACGAGCTGGGTGCAGTCACAGGTCGGGTACCAAGTGATCGCATCCGTTGACGTCGGCAGCCTCACGGTCGCCGGGCAGGCAACCATCGCGCAGGCCGTGATCGACGTCCTGTGGGCTCAGGTCATCACCGCCCGCAAGATCACGACGAACATGCTGCTCGTCGGCGGCCCGCAGAACCTCATCCCGAACGGAGCCGGCGAGCTCGGCGACGCGACCGGGTGGAGCTCGCGCCTCACCTGGCACTCAGGCACCGACAAGCCCGCCGGGTACTCTGGCGCGCTGCGCACCCCGGCGCAGCAGGTCACGTTCAACCCGCGCGACGACAACGCCGAGTTCGACATCATCCCGGGCACCGAGTACCTGTTCGAGATTTGGCTGCGCGCGAGCAAGCCGAACAGCCGCATGTTCCTCGAGATCCGCGACCAGGACGGCAACCATGCGGCGACGTGGCAGGAACTCGGCGACGGTACGCCGAGCCCGGCCTCGGGCGGGTACCCGGTCGGGAACCTCGTCGTGCCCACCACGTGGACGCGCTACGCCGCCAAGGGCACCTTCAATGCGAGCGTGGTGCGGGCCCGGTTCGGCAGTTTGTACGTGAACCACCCGAACGGCACCGAGCAAACCGCGGTGCAGGCGATCGCCGGCGTGCGGCTCGTGCCGCGCGTCGGTGGCGCGCTCCTCGTCGACGGTGCGGTTACGGCACGGTCGTTCCGTGGTGACGCGTTCGACGGCGTCGTCATGACCGGCGCCACGCTCCAGACGGGCTCGAGCGGGCAGCGCATCGTCATCGCGAGCAACGTGCGCAACGGCGCCGGGTTCGCCGGCGGGAACATCTTCTTCTACTCGGGCCTCTCAGGCGAGTCACGGCCGGGTGCTATCAGCGCGTACAGCGACAACGCCGACCCGCTGTACCCCGAGCGCGGCATCGCCATGAGCTCGGGATCGTTCTCCATCGCGTCGACCCGCGAGGCCGTCCTCGGCCTGTTCACCCGCGACAACGACGGCAGCGTGCAGCGGTTCATCAACATGCTCGCCGACCGGCTGCAGATTACGGCGACCGAGACAGCGATCAGCGGGAACCTCAAGTTCGGGCCGCGCGAGGCGCGGTTCGCGCGTTACCGGGCGACAGGGTCGCTACCCAAGGGCGCCCTCACCACGACCGGCACATGGGCGCTACAGACGTCGCGCGGCGCCTCGCCGGCGACCGTCGCAGGGTCCGTGCTGCGCATCGTCGAGGCGGGCCTCGTGAGCGTGCAGGCGTCCGTCACGTGGTCGCAACGACAGGTCGGCGTGCGGTCGTTCATCGAGACGCAGATCAACGGCGTCCCCACCGTGCGAACCGTCATGGGTGAGGAAGAAATCGGCGGCGTCAACTGGACCGGCTATGTCACGGCCGGTACCACGTTCGAGTTCTTCAGCTTCCAGAACGGCGCCGCGATCACACACACATGGCTCGTCGACATCATCAAGCACGAATAGGAAAGGAGGCCGCAAATGGCCGCCTCACGATTGCTCGCCATTTCGGCGCTCACGGTCGACGGCCTGCTGCGCATGCGTGTCGAGGCCGCCTGTCGCCTCGACGGCGTCCAGCTCGACGACGGCGTGCTGTGGGCTGTCGCCACCGACGAGGCCGTGCTCGCGGCGGCCGACGTCGACCCGGCGCGCGGTGTGGCTGACACAACAGGCGTCACCGATGAGGCGATCATCGCCGCGGTGCGCGCCCACAAGGCCGCCAACCCCGCGACCGCCGAGCCGAGGGAGGACGACGCCGCATGACGCCGGGGCCCATCCCCGACGGCGCCCCATGGTGGGTGTGGCTCGTCGCCCTGGTCGTCATGCAGGCCGGCACCCTGCTCGGCCTCGTCGTCACGCAGCGGCGCAACAGCCGCAAGCTCGACCGCGCCGTCGAGCAGGTAGAGAACGACCACGCCGACCACCCGTACCCGAACCTCCGTCAGCAGCTCGACGCGATCCAAGACACCGCGGCCAAGGCTGTGAGCACTGCCGCACGGGCCGCCGAGGCGACCGAACGGCTCGAGGCCGGGCACCGCGAGACACGCGCCGACATCGGCGGCCTGCGCGGCGACGTCCGCCAGGTCCGCGACGACGTCGGCGACGTGCGACGAGAGGCCACGACCGCGAACCGCAGGGTGCGTGACCTCGACGACCGACTCACGCAGCACATCGCCGGCGGCGACTGACCCGCCACCACCCGCACCCACCAGCAGGCCGCGACCGCCCCGTGCGCTCGCGGCCTTCGTCATGCCCGGGAAGGGGCACACATGGCACAGATAGCACGCGAGCAGTGCGTCGAGCTGCGGACGGCGCCCGGGTTCTACCTTGAGGCGTACGCCGCCCGACAGTTCGACGCCGCATGCGACGCGTTCGGCCGCCGCATCATCCTCACGGGCGCATGGCGGTCGTACGAGCGCCAGGTCGAGCTGTTCGACTCTGAGCTGCACCCGGACACCGGCCGCTACGTCCGCGGTGACCACCGCGGCAAGCGCGGGTTCACGAACGACCTGCGCGGCCCGTACCGCGGGTCGTTCTGGACCCGCAAGGCCGACACCGCCGCGGCGGCTGTGCCCGGCGAGAGCAACCACGGCGCCGGGCGCGCGTTCGACGCAAAGACCCGCCGCGACCCGGACGACCCTCCGGCCACCGAGGCTGTCGTGTTCACCGGGTGGGACGACCCCGACCGCGAGGCGTTCCTCGAGGTCGCCCGGCCGTACGGCTGGGCCGCAACCGAGGGCGTCCGGGTCGGCGAGCACTGGCACATCACGTTCTACGAGGAGCTCGTCACCCGGCGCGCTCCCACCACGACAGGAGGGCTCATCATGGCGACCATCAGCGACCGCGACGCGCGGGCGATCGTCGACGCGCTCGTCGGCGACGGCAGTGCGCTTAAGGAGGTGCTCGACCGCCTGCGCCACCTCGACGGCGACGGCATGGGCGCCCTGGAGCGCCTCGACGACCGCACTGAAAAGCTCACTGACCTGCTGCCTGGGCGGGCTGGCGAGTACAGCGACAAGCCCGGGTTCAAGGTGATCCGCGAGGCGCGGAACGCCGCCCGTGCCGCCGAGGCGCGCTCGGCCGCGGTCGTGGCCGCGTTCAAGGCCGCCGGCGACGGCGTCGTCGACGTCGCCCTCATCGAGAAGGCCGCAGCGGCGGGCGCGCGTGCCGCGCTGGCCGAGCTCGGCGACGCGCTCGACGGGAAGGGCTGACCGATGGGTGACCGCATCACCTCATGGCTGCGCACGGTGACGCCGGGCCTGTGGTCGTCGGCCGTCGGCACGCTGCTCGTGTGGGCGGCCACTCACGCTCCGTGGCTCGTGCACGCCCTCGACGCGCTCGGCATCGACCTCACGTCGCCCGGCGTCGTCGCGGGCGTCGTGGCGCTCGTGCTGGCCGGCTGGCACGCGCTGTGGCGCCGGCTCGAGCCGCACCTGCCGCCGTGGCTCACCCGTGCGCTGCTCGGGTCGAACCGCGTGCCCGTCTACGTCGAGCCGGGCACCCCGGCCGCCGCGCCGATGACCGGTGCCGCGCAGCCTCGCGCGCCCGCCTCGCCTGCCGTCTGACGGACCACGCACAAGCGCCCCGGCGCTGCCCCTCACGGGCGGCGCCGGGGCGCTTTCGTCGTTCCGGGCCTACACGCTCGGAGCGTCGTGCCGGCGAGCGGCTGCCCGGAGCTGCTCGAGCTCGGCGCGCTCGGCGGCGCGCTTCCGGCCCCCGACGAGCAGGTACTTCACCGCTGCGGCCACGAGCAGCGCGAAGCCGACACCGAGGGCGCAGAAAAAGTAGTCGCTACCGACCCACGTGCGGAACATGCCTTGCGTGATGCCGAAGACGACCGCGGCGACGATGACCGCCGCAGTGACGATGACCTTCGGTGATGCTCCCTGGACGCGCAT